GCCGGGTTGGGTCTGGCTCCAGAATGACATTCACTCACCCAGGCGAGCAGTGGCTTGATGCCTGGATGGAAAAGAATGCCAAAGTTCACTGGATACCTGTCGAAGCGCCATGGGAACTTGAGGCCACTTTGATCGCATCGATTCCCCTGCCATTGAACATTCAGGGAAATGCTCATGACTTTAGAATGACGCTTTCAGGAATGCGTAGTCAGGCTGCAGCAGAGGCAAGATTGATGGAGATTGCTGATGAAAGGGGTTTCAGAAGAAGACTTTTGGCGCAGTAAAAAAACTACGCCTATGGTCTTAGATCAGTAAGCTAATTGTTCCTGTATTCCCTTCGGATGAGGCGGCGCGGCGCTGATTTTTTGCGGACGGCAAACAGATCGCACGAAAGTCTCATGCGTCACGAACGTATGCCCGCACTCAATATTGGTACACTGGTTGTATCGTTCTTTGGTTTCGCTGGAAACCTGAAAGCTACTGCGTGTATGCGCGGCCTGGCCGCACATCGGACAATTCATCATTTCGTTCAGCCCTCACTCTTAACCAGTTCGCAATAATGATACATCATTGTTCTCAATTTGGAACTAGTCATTCAATTTCGAACTCATCTATTTTCACTTCGAGATCCAGACTGGTCGTAAACCCGTTATCCGGGCTGACGGTGTGAGTCAGCGTCGTGATGGTCCACTCAGCATCATCAATCGGCTGTTTGAAGCCGCTCACTTTCACAGGCATTTCGGTGTAGAGATCTGCCCGGCCTTCTGCGAGCTGCAGGGAGAATGACGCCACTCCGCGCTGCAGTCGCTCCCATTGCGTCTTTGCGGCGCGCTCCGCATTGCTGCGGTTAGCATAGGTCCGGTTGAGGACCAGCACGTTTTCATCGGTTCCCACCAGATAATCTCCCTGTTTTGCTTCCGGCTCCCTTGCCGCGGTGGTTTTCTTTCGACGGCGCTTAACCTTTGCGGTCTCTTTTTTCTTTGGCTCACGGGTGTGCAGCCAGCAGGCAATCACCCCCGTATAGGCATCGCGATCGGCCAGGGTAAAACGATGACCGTCACCGGTCTGGCGGCTTATGGTGATAACCGGCAGCGGCTTACCGCTTGCCGTTCTGCCCTGCCCCTGGCGGATAAACAACAGATTGCCGTCCTTAATTGAGGCTATCGCCCCATACTGCCGCGCCAGCTTCATCAAAAAGCTGGCGTCGCTTTCATTTGTCTGGTCAAGATGATCCACAGGCTTGTCCATCAGGTCCTGCCCCAGCGCCATCTTTAATTTATGCCTGGCGGCGATTTCCTTCACGACTTCGCCCACCGTTGTCTGGTGCCAGGACTTTTCACGCCGCGTGTTCAGGGTTTCACGGAAATCTGCACTACGTGCGCGAATTGTGAGACGGTCAGGCGCACCGCTGTGCTCAATCTCATCGACAGTAAATCCCCCTTTCGGAAAAAGCGGCTGGCCTTTCCACCCCAGCGCAAGCTGAATAACAGCCCCCCGACGCGGCAGAACGATTTTCCCGTCCGAATCGTCCAGCTCCAGATCAAGCTGGTCCGCTTCAAACCCCCGGTTATCCGTCAGCGTCAGACTCATCAGGCGCGAATCCAGTACGGTTGTGACATCCTTGCCTTCAATAATGATGCTGAAACCCGGCGTTTTACTGTTCAGGTTCGTGAGATCAGAGGTGAAATTCACTGCAGTAACCCTCCCACCGTATTTTTAATATTCCCTATCGCAGAGGTGGCGGTGTCCTGCAAATTGCTGAGCTGATCGCTGAGGCTGCCGAACATATCAGACAGCGACTCATCCACCCGTTTCAGCGTCAGCGTGAATTCAATACGCCGCGGCATCCCGCTTTCAAAAAATTCAGTTTTGGTCTGACTCAGGCTCTCGATCACAAACATACCGTAAATCGTCCCGCTCCCCTCAATCAAAGGCCACGATTTACCCAGCTCCGCCATCTGCTCAAGGGCCAGCAATGACAGCCTGCCGCCGGTGATTTCCGGTAGCAAGACGCCGGACAGCGTCAACGAATCGTTATCCGGCCCAAGAAACTGTGAAGACGGGCGCCGGTTTACCCGGCTGTTAGTGGCATGCCGCCAGCTGCGCTGATACTGCAGCTCCTGATACGGCACGGTGCTCAGCATGAATACGTACAACCCCAGCACCATCATCATGATTCATACCCCCCTCGATCACTGAAATTACTTCGCGCTTTTGCCCTGGCCCTGCGCTCACGCTCATCAAGCTGCCTCGCCACTTCGCGGGCAATATCCTGTACGCTCTGCCCCGGCTGAGCGGTGATATGAATAGGCGCGTTAATTTCATAACGAATTGCCTGCGGCGCACTGGCGGATTTTGCTGACTGGCTTTGTTTGTACTCTTTAGCTGGCAGGCTATATGGATGCATCGGCGAGGCTTCAGCAGGAGCCGCTGCCACACCCATGACGCCCGCAACAACGGAAGCCAGCGCAACAGTCCGGCGCCTGCTGGTTACATTAGCCGGACCGTTCACAATCTCCGGGCCATTCTCCCCGACTATGCCAAACTGACCGCGCGGAATAACACCACCGCTGTCATACAGCCCTGCAAACGGAACAGAAGCAGCTGCGGCACCACCAACCACCTGAACCTGAGTATTACCCGGCGCTTTATTTTTCCCTGTCATCCAGTCAGGCAGATAATCGGTAACGGATGACAGCTTGCTCTTGAGCGTTTCCCACTTCGCATTGATACCATTGAGAATGTTGTCAATGATGGCGCTGCCCATATCCTGGAATTTAGCTGGTAGCGCACCGACATCTGAAAGAATGGCGTTCCACTTGTCACTGATCGTCTGCCTGACACTGGCCCACGCCTCAGACACACCGGCCTTAATAGCTTCCCAATTTTTGGCTATAAGGCCCGGTAAGGTGTAATTGAAAAACAGAGATTTAATAGCTTCCCAGGCATTACTGACGGCCTGTTTAATCCACTCCCACGCCGCCGTGGTGGCCGCGCAAACCGCATCCCAAACGGCTTTGAACTTTGGCCCAAGCGTGTCCCAGTTTTGCCAGATATAAAGCGCACCCGCAGCTATCAGACCAATAACGGCCAGAATGGGGTTAGCAAACATCAGGCGCCCCAGCCACAATATCCCGCTACCTACCCCCGTGAGGGCTTTAGTGATAAGCCCAAATGCACCACCACCTTTGATACCCAGAATAGAAAACTGCAGGCGCATCAGCGCCAGTGGGCCAAGCACAGCTGATACTGCCAGCATGACCGTACCCAGAACTCCTGTAATCGACGCCAGTGCTGCCATGACTTTCAGCAATGAGCCAGCCAGCTTCGGGTTTTCCTCCACCCAGCGACGCAGCGCCCCCGTTACATTTTTCACGTAACTCATGATATCCATCAGCGGCTGGCGCAGGGTTTCACCCAGGCTACTGAACGCGTTCTGCGCGCCCGTCTTTACCAGCAACCACTGCGCGGAAAGTGAGTCCTTATTAATATCGGATTCTTTCTGCATAGAGCCGTTTGCCGCAGTGCCTGAGGTGAGTTTCAGCTGTCGCTGCAGCTCCGGCAGGTTGTTCGCAAGCTTCGCCGCATCATCGCCAAACTCCTTGCCAAATATCATCGTCATGGCGGACAGGCGCTTGTCCTGCGGCAGTTTGTTGACCTTCTCAAGTACGCGCTGAATGGTTCCCATCGCGTCCTTTGTCATCTGCTTTTCAATCTCTTCTGGATTTAGTTTCAGCAGATCCATGCCCTCCATAAACCGCTTGCTCTGCATGGTCGCAATAGATAGTTCGCGCACCATGGCATTCGATGCACTGGCAGCAATTTCTGGCGCAGAGCCAAGAGACAGGAACGTTGAACCCAGCGCGGCCGCCTTGCGGAAATCAAGCCGGTCGGCCACGCCCCCCATGCGCTGCAGCACATCGATGATATCGCCGCCCTTAGACATGGCGTTATCGTCCAGGTAGTTCAGGGCATCGCCAAGCTGTTCAATATTGCGGGTCGGCACTTTATACAGCTGCGCGATTTTACCCAGCCCCTCCGCCAGCTCATCAGCGGGCAGCTCGAATGCCGTTGCGGCCTTTGCTGCCGTGGATGCAAAGGCCAGCAGGTCACGCTTCTGGTCTTCGTAAGAATCGTTCTGGTTTGTCACGCCCATGCGGGCGCCACCTTCAACCAGCGCGGCATAGTCGATGGCGCCATTCTCCATCGGCAGCTGTTCACTGGCGGCCTTGATGGCATCCTGCATGTCGTAAAACTGTTTTGTGCGGTTGCCGTTGTCGTCCCGCAGCCCGTTAACCTGCTTTGCCACGCCTTTCATCGCATCTTCCATGCTGGCATAGCTTTTAACGGCAGCCATCACCGGCGCGCCCATCGCCAGCCCGGCGGCAGTAGTCGTTGCTCCCGCGCCCGCGATACGATCCCGCACCTCAAGACGCCGCGAATACTGATCGCGGACGGCGTTCATACGGGCCTGCTGCTCACCCAGGCGTTTAAGGGATTTCTGCTGACGTTCCAGAGCCTGCCGAGTTTCGTCGGCGTTCTGCCGCAGCTCACGCTGCGCATTGCTCAGCTTTTTGGTGTCCAGCCCGGCCTCATTGAGCGCAAGACGCTGACGCTGCACCGACTGACGCAGGCCGTTGTATTTGCTCTGCAGCTCGTTAACGCGGTTTTTTGCCTGCTCAAGCAGACGCGCCTGTGCCGCCGTTGGGCGGTTAGTGGCCGTGAACTGCGTGGCAAGCTTCGCCGCTTCTTCGCGTGCGGCTTTTAGACTGTTGCCGGTGACGGCCAACTGCGCGCTTGCCTTGCGGAAACCGTCGATACGGCCCGCCTGGGCGTCCAGTTCTTTTAATCTTGCACGGCTTTGCTGAATGGCGGTAGCCAGCTCTTTAGAACTGGCCTGCGCGGATCGGAATGGGCGGGTGAGCTTATCAACCGCATTTAGAATTACCTGCAAACGCAGGTTAGTGTCACTCATCGCTGGCCTCGCTTCTCTGAATCGCTTTATGCCGCCACTCCAGCACTTCGGTCAGCGGCATAACGTCAGTGACGGACGGCGGCCAGTGAAAAATGGTGGCGATATCAGCCACCAGGTCTTCTACCGTCAGGC